CCATGCCACTCACGTTGTTCCGTGAAATCAATACGCGTAGCGTTGATAAGAAATCTAACAAGCCAATCCTCATCGATGATCCTGACAACGGCTACGACATTAGCTTTGTCAAGGAAGGTAAGGAAGTTCATTCAAAGTATATTGGCGTTGAAATCGACCGTGACCCAACGCCTCTCAGCAAGAATGACAGTAAACAAGAGCGGTGGCTTGAGATTATCGAGAATAACCCACTGCCCGACTTACTTCAGTTCTACGAGTATGATCACATCGAAAAGGTGCTGCACGGCAAAATCGCAAAGNAATCATCTGATGANGAAGATGATGACGATGTGGTTGATGATGAGGATGAAACGCCGCGCCGTCGCCGTAAGCGCAGTGATGANGCAGACGAAGNACCGCGTAAACGTAAGCGCTTGAAAGACGAAGATGAAGAACTTGATGATGCTGATGATGAAGAGGAAGAGCTCGACGTAGACGACGAGGACGANGAAGACGACGACCTCCCTTCTAAGCGTCGCGCGTCAAAGTCCAAGTCGCGCGACGACGACGAGGAGGACGACGATGATGCTGATGAGGAGGACGAGGACGAGGACGAAGAAGACGATGAACCGCGTAGTAGTTCTCGCAAGTCGTCAAAAGGTCGCCGTCGTGACGATGATGACGAAGATGAAGATGATGATGAGGACGAAGACAACGAGGATGAAACTGAAGAAGAGGATGAGGACGAGGACGAAGACGAGGAAAGCGACGAAGACGAAGACGACGAAGATAGTGAAGATGATGAAGACGACGAAGATAGTGAGGAGGATGAAGACGAGGATGACGAACCTCGTTCAAAGAGCAAGGCTAAGCTTAGCAAAGAAACTGTTGCTAGCCGCGCCAAAGCTCGCCTCGATGACTTGAAGAAGCGTCGTAAGAAGTAACTGGTCTCGACCTTGTAGCGCGCGGTTATCCCAGGCCGCTGTGCTCGGTCGGGAGGCGGGCGGCACTGAACCCGTGGACCCTGCGGTGCCGCCCGCTCTTTTCTCAAAAGAGGTATCATCATGGCTCGTCGTCGCAGGATAGGTGAGGGTGAAGTGCCCACCGAAGAACCAATCACCACAACTGAGCGTAAAATCCAGTTCATACCTACTGGATGCGTCGTGTTCGACTGCGTGCTAGGAGGTGGCTGGCCACTTGGTCGCATGTCTAACCTTGTAGGGGACAAATCCACCGGTAAAACTCTTTGTGCTATTGAAGCTGCTGCTAACTTTGCTCATCGTTATCCTGATGGGTATATCTTTTACCGTGAAGCGGAAGCTGCTTTCGATGAAGATTATGCTGCTAGCCTTGGCTTGCCAATTGATCGAGTTGACTTCGGTGAGGAAGGTCTAGGCACACCTTGGGATACTATTGAAGATATTTACGAAGACCTGAACGCCAAGTGCGATCAATGTATCAAAGAAAAAGTACCCGGTCTCTACATCATCGATAGCCTTGATGCCTTATCGAGCCGCGCTGAGCTTTCACGTGGTATCGATGAGGGCAGCTATGGTATGGAAAAACAAAAACAGCTTGGGCAGCTTTTCCGTCGTTTGGTGCGTAAAATCAAAGAAGCTAACATGCACCTGCTCATTATCTCACAAGTACGGGAGAAAATCGGTATCACATTTGGGGATAAGTATCGGCGCAGCGGCGGTAAGGCACTTGACTTCTATGCCTCACAGGTTATTTATCTGAGCCATCTCAAAACAATTAAGAAGACTGCCGGTGGTGTTGAGCGGCCTATCGGTATTCGCATCAAGGCAAAGTGTACGAAGAATAAAATCGGGCCAGCTTTTAGAGAATGCGAGTTCACCGTCCGCTTTGGGTACGGTATTGATGAACTCTCCTCAGCCGTTGAATGGCTCGAAACAGTAAAGAAATCAAAAGAATTGCTTGATGGTGAATCTGCCAAGAGCTACATCACCCGTGTTGAGAAATTAGGCAATAAGGAATATAGAGCAGAACTCAAGCGTGTTCGTAAGGTTGTGAAGGCGGCTTGGAACGAGATCGAAGCCCGTTTTGAACCCGAACGCAAGAAATACTAGGAGGATGCCATGAAACCTGTACAGATCGCGGGCTTCAATAATGTGCTGACTGCTCCGCCTAATTGGGATAAAGAAAAGTATGGCGAGTGCGTCGATTTGCCTATTCGCGCCGTAGCTGATCAACACGGCCTTGTGCAATTGATGAGCGCTTGGCTACCGTCACACGCTGACTTGCTTAAACTAAAAGAGGGTGCTCCAATTATTCTAACTCTCATTGGTCGTATGCATCCACCGGTGTGGATTGACGTGGGTAGCAAAAAGGATATACAAAGTAAAATCATTCAGGTGAAGCCGACTATCATTGATCCACAAGGAAACGTGGTTCAAAGTAACGGCAACCATACAGATCAAAGTAATGACAACGAGAATGACCAATGAAACATGGTGGTGGATCTCAAAAAGGCGCAACGAATGAACGGAAAGTGTGTCGCCTGTTGAGCTTATGGGTAACACACGGCAAGCGCGAAGATGTGTTTTGGCGCTCAGCCATGAGTGGCGGTCGAGCTACCGTTGCCAAGCGCAAGGGTAAGATACTCGCTAGTCAGGCTGGCGATATTAGTGCTGTGGATGAAGCTGGACACACACTAACCAATTACTTCTACATTGAAACAAAACACGTCAAAGCTATCCAGCTTGATCGGTTCATCGTGACGCAAACTGGGCCGTTAGTGAAATACTGGAAAACGGTTCAGTTGGAAGCGCGTTCTTACAACAAACAACCTTTGCTAATAGTTAAGCAAAACTTGCTGCCCATTCTGTTCATTTGCCCGTTTGGCATTGCTAGTAAACTCACAGAAGGCCGTTTGAAACGCACTGAGGCACTGGCAAGGGTTTATGGCCAGCATGCTTGCGAAATCTGGCTATTTGAGCGGGTATTATCAGTGCCATTTGCTTATCAGCCTGATTAAGGTATGTTAATGGTTGATCAGCACCCGCTGGACTCCCCCGCACTACGCTAGGGTGCTGATTGTAAGTGCGAGCCAAGGATGTGGCCCTCTGCCTTGGCTCGCACTATTCATTTCAGCCTACTTCTGGAGGTTGCTATGACAGTTACTCCTGTTCGCTGCCCTGTTGAGTGCACCAACGGTAAAATCTACACTGATCAACGTGATCCCATCGAAGGCCATAAGTTATCCAACGTTGGTCCCTGCCCTATGTGTAACGGTCGAGGGTATTTCGACCCCGAAAGCATCAAGGGCAAAGCAGTTGCCGCGTATTGGCAAACACTGCATGACCTCTATGTAGCTGAAAAAGAACGTCAAGCTCGCGAGCAACAGCTACGTGAGGAAGTTTTGAAGAAGCTTGACGATGTAACTAAAGAAGTTCTAGAACACTTCGGCCTAGACAAGTATTTCATCGAGCAGAAACGATGACGTTCGAAGAACTCAAGGCCAAGGCTATCAGTTTGCCTGCCGAGCAAAAACAAGAACTTATTACAGCTTTGCAGGCAACGCTCCAATTCAGCAAGTCAAACATAACCCCAACACGAAAGCGTGAAGCCGAAGATTACTTGCACGATTATCTCACTGATGCCGTGCGCCGATTTTGCGTTAAGCGTGGATTGTGTACTCGTGCTGATGCTTGGGCAGTAATCAAACGAGAGATCGAGCGACTAAAACAGTACCCACAAGATAACGAAATCGTGAGGCGCTGGATAGAAGAAAAGGTAAAGCCTAAAGGAGAAGTTGAACGCCAATTTATAGCTGACACTTTCGTGAACAGCCTCTACAATTATCTGAAGGACAACCCTTATTATAAAGAACTCGGTATCGGCCCCTATGAATTACTCATCAATATCCGTAAACTACCTACTGCCGTAGATGGCTCATTTCCCGGTTATGCCAATGCCGGTTTATTACCGCTAATCATTAGAAGAGAAATGCCATCTGTAAGCAATAAGAGGTTGCGTCGTGGCAAGCGAAAGGCTCAAAGGTAACACGCAACAGTGTCTGCTAGCACTTCTATGCTTTAGTAAGAAATATGGTGCGAAACTTGGCATGCAATTACGGCCTGAACACTTTGACGGTGTTCGGCGCGACCTAGCTCAAGCAATCTTTGAGTACCGCAGCAAGTACAAGGGTAAACCGCCTGGAAAGAAAAACCTACCCACCCTAGTTGAAAACCTGCCCTTACAAGAAGAACGTCTTAAAACTGCCCAACATGAAGCTCGAGAAATACTTCGCCTTTACAAGAAAGGCTTCAATAAGGATTGGGTTGCTGAGCAGGGTATCAAGTTTGCTAAACGGCAACTGCTGAAAGCTGGTGTCAAAGAAGCGGTCGATATAGTTCTACGTAGTGAAGACTTCGACATTGAGGAAGTCGAAAAGGTACTCCACAAAACCCTTCGCAATGAGCCTGCTCAGATAAAACCAAGCATTCGTTTTGGCTCACCGGAGTCATTACGCTTTCTCGATTATGTGGATGATGGATGGGCGATAGGTATAACCGAGTTCGATAAAGCAGGCTTACGGCTCAAACCCGGCACTTTGACCTTGTACCTAGGACCTAAGAACACTGGTAAATCTTGGTCGTGTATCCATGTCGCTCGGAGCTGCTTAATGCAAGGCGCACGCGTTGTGCACTTGTCACTTGAAATGAACCAGGATCAAGTATTCCAACGCTACTACCAGAACTGGTTCAGTATACCCACTCGGCTGAAGAAGTTTGTACGTGCCGAGTTCAAGGAGGATAATGCTGGTCGCGCCGTAGGTTGGACCCAAATTCAGCTTGATCCACCCGAGCTGACGCTTGATGACCCAACTATCAAATCAAAGCTACAGCAGCTACTCCAGCCTTGGAAGAAAAAGCTGAGCCGACTGATCGTAGCGGACTTTCCTACCGGTACGCTTACCATTACTCAGCTCGAGAACTACCTCGATAATCTAGCCTCGAATGAAGAGTTTCACCCTGATGTTCTGATAATCGATTACCCTGACCTGATGCGGGTGAGCCGCCAAAACTATCGCCTAGACCTAGGCGAGATATACGTGCAATTACGTGGCCTTGCTATTAGACGCAACCTTGCCTTATTCTGCCCGACGCAAACTAACCGAGATTCATTCACACGAAAGGAAATCACAAGCGCAAACGTCGCCGAAGACGTGTCGAAGCTATTCACTGCCGACAATGTGCTGATTTACTCACAAACTAAGGATGAAAAGAAGTTCGGCTTGGCACGGCTCACACTACAGCATGCACGTGACGTAGAAGTCGGTATGGTAGTATGTTTGGTGCAGCATTACCCAACTGGCCAATACATGGTGCGCTCTGCTCTTGCAACACCGCAGTACATGAGGTTAATTAGCGAAAAAAGAAAAGATGACGAAGCTGAAGGTGAAGACGATAGTGGCTTAGTGTAGCTATGATCTTAAAATCAGAAATAAAGCGCTACCTCACAGCGCCTCGTGATGATCATCGCTGGTTGAAAGAGTTAGAGCACCGTGATGTAGATAAACTAATCAACAGCCTTTATCCACGTCCTAAGCTGCATCCTAAAATGAGGCTGCACCAAAAGGTAGCTTTCTACCTTGGTGTGGCCTATCCGCAATTCTGCTACTGGCTTGACATGGGCACCGGTAAGACACTGCTATCCTTAGAGCTTATCAAGTACTGGATGCAGGTCGAGCGCTTCAAAAAAGCGTTCGTGTTTGTGCTCAGTGATAAAGCATTCCCTACTTGGGAAGCTCAAAATCGTGAGTATGATATCGGCTTGCCTATGATTGCACTGGAAGGCTCAAGCGAAGAAAAGTGGAACCAACTTCGTAATTTCGACCGTGGCATCGTACTTTCTACATATATGGGTACGCTTGCCATGTGTAGTATTAAGGGGATAAAGAAACGTGGCAATCGCAAGGTCACGGGTCTGTTACTAGTTAAGAGTATGATTGATGAGTTGTGCGAGGATACCGGTGTGCTCGTACTTGATGAGAGCACGAAGGTTGGACACTCGACATCGTTACTACATAAAATGGCTCTACTTATGTCGAAGAATATACCTATCCGCTATGCACTTGCCGGACGGCCATTCGGGCGTGATCCTATGCTTATGTACAATCAACATCTCATAATTGATCGAGCAGAAACGTTTGGTCATAAAACTTTCTTTCAACAAGCATTCTTTTCACGTTCGCGTAACCATTTTGCGAAATCTAGATACTCATACAACTTCCAATTCAAGAAGAAAATGCTGCCCGAACTAACGAGGATAATGCAGCATCGCAGCATTACTTATGCTGCGAAAGAGTGTGTAGATTTACCATCGGTAAACCGCATTCGAGCACCAGTCAGCTTTAGCAAGGAAAGCCAAACCTACTACAAAGAAGCTGCTAAGGCACTGTTAGGCAGCAAGGGCGATTGGCAAGAGACCAAAAACCTGTTTCTGCGTATGCGTCAAATCACGTCAGGTTTTCTTGGCTTTAAGAATGATGACAATGGCGAGCGAGCACAGATCGCATTTAGCGTTAACCCCAAGCTTGATAAACTTCAGGACTTGATCGAAGAATTACCTGAAGATCGTAAGGCAATAATCTTTTATGAGTTTACCTGGAGCGCTCAGCAAATTAGTAAGCGCTTGAAGGAGCTCAAGCTGAAACACGTATGGTTGTGGGCAGGCACCAAAAACTCACGTCAGGCACAAGAGCAGTTCCAAGAAGACCCCGAGTGCCGGTTCATGATACTGCAAAACAAAATCGGCGCTTACTCACTTGATGGGTTACAGAAGGTCGCTAACTACGGCTTCATCTACGAAAGCCCTGTAGCATGTATTGATCGTGAGCAATTGGAACATCGCTTAATTCGCCAGGGTCAGAAATGGAGGGTTTTTCTCTATGATCTCATGGTTCCGAACAGTGTGGACGAACGTATTCTCGAATTTCACAAAGAAGGACAAGATATTATGGAAGCCATTCGAGCTAACCCGAAAGCATCTTCCAATAACAACGCCCCAAAACCACAATTCAAGAACTATCCTCATCCTGACGCAATCAAACCACACTTCAACGGTTTAGGACCAGCGACCGTGAACGACTGACTTACCTAGCCGAAGAGTGCTCCGAGGTAATCAAAGCCGCGATGAAAATTCAACGTCACGGCTGGCGTTGTGTAGATATGACTGAACAACCGCCAAAACTCTATGATAACAAAGTAGAGTTAGTGAATGAACTGCGTGATGTTTACAAGGCCGTAGTGCGTTTAGCAAGAGCGGGTGAGATTCCTTACAGTATTTTCAGCGGTGAAGTAGTTCTCAACAATCGCAATTTCCACCATCAAGGGCAAAGTTTGGGCAATGCCACAACTCCAATGCCCCATACAAATGAGATATTGCCTGAGGACGTACTAATCGACTATACTAACTGGAAAGGTAATCGTCGTATCCGCCGTATCCGTCCTATTGGCATTATCTTTGGGCAGAACAAATGGCACCCCAAGGATCAATGGCTACTCGAAGCTTATGACCTTGAGGATCGGCAGATAAAGTCGTTTGCCTTACACGGTATCCATGCAATTATGCCGGTTCCACGTAACAAAACAACTATTCCCAAAACCGAAGTAAAAACTTGAGTGTCCAATGCAATACACAGCCTTGGTAACTGCGGATCTTCATTTGAACGATAACAGTCGTGACAGTTATCGTCATGATTTCATGCGCTCGCAGTTACCCAAACTTCTTAAACAATACAAGCCAAAGTATCTGATTATCTTAGGTGATCTGACCGATGAGAAAGACCGCCATCGGTCAGAACTCGTAAACGCAGTTGTTAACTACCTGCACACTTACTCAAATATTTGTAAGGTAATTATTCTACGTGGTAATCACGATTGCTTAGACCCAACATCGCCGTTTTTCCAATTCGTTAGCTTATTGGAGAATGTTCTCTGGATTAATAAACCGACACCGCTCAAGCTCGGTGAACTAGGCGAGTGCTTATTCTTACCGCACACACGCAACTACGAGCGCGATTGGAAGCACAGTATGTTTGCGTTGTACACTACCGATCCGCTTGCTGGTTACATTTTCTGCCACAATGCCTTTGAAGGTGCCGTAAGCGAAAGCGGTAAACGTATGCAGGGCATTCCTACATCGATATTCCCTGAAAAGGCAACAGTGCTTAGCGGTGATATCCATGTTCCTCAACAAGTTGGACCGGTAACGTATTGCGGTGCCCCGTACACTATCCGCTTCGGAGATAAATTCACACCATGTATTCGCATGCTACGGCGATCTCAAAATCGACTCTGTATCGATACCCAACCTACTTCTGGACCACAGAAACGAATTATTGAAGTAAAGAACACTGCTCGTCTAGACCGTTACGTTGAAAAATTTAATGAAGGCGACTTGCTAAAGCTACGCGTTCATTTGAAGGCCGATGAGTATCCAAAATGGAACGAGATCAAAGAACAGCTACGTGACTGGTGTGACCAGAACGGCGGTATCGTATGTGAAATTCAACCAATCAAGCAAAGCGCCAGCATCAAGCTCAACCGCAAAAGTGTGAGCACACGCACTGATCACGAATTGCTCGAAACGTATGCTAAGCGCAAGGGCATATCAGCAAGTATCCTGAGAACTGGTTTGAAAATTATGGAAGAAGTTTAACGTTGAGTACCAACAGCAGCGAACCCTCAGATTAAGCAATAACANTGCGGGGGATACTATGAACTTGGAGTTTTTGCGCCTCGGCGTTAAGAACTTCGGCAGCTTTACTGAAGCACAAGAGTTCAAATTCAGNAACCTGGAAATGGGCGCGTATTTCGTTCGGGGTGAAAACCGAGTGAAACCGCGCCTTCAGGCTAACGGCACTGGTAAATCTACATTCTTCGTTAACGCANTATGCTGGGTGCTCACCGGCCGGACTCCACGTGGCTTGCGCTCAACTGACATCAAGCCNTGGAATANTAAAAACAGTAAGAATTCTAAAACTACCGTTACCCTGCACTTCGCTATTGATGGCGAAAAGCACAAACTTGTGCGCACCGCGCCAAACTACATTGAGCTAGATGGTAACGAAGTAAGTCAGGAACACATCGATAAACTCACCCGACTTACTTATCCTGTGTTGAAGCAAACACTAATCTATGGGCAGCATGAACCACTATTCTTTGATTTACCCAACAAGGATAAGCTAGCACTACTGAGCGAAGTGCTTGATCTGTATAAGTGGGAAGTGCGCTCACAAAAAGCAGCAGAGCGTGTTCGACAACTCGAGAATAAAAGTACCAAACTTGAAGCTGAAGCTCATAGCTATGAGTCTAAACTCACAGAACTCAAGCGCATGATCACTGATACAGTGAGAGCAAGCAAGCAATGGAAAGCCGAAAAGGCCGAACGCATTGAGCGCTTACGTGAGCAGCGTATTACACTAAAGGATGAGCAACAAAAAGTAGAAAAGAAATTGCGCTCAGCCGTGTCAATGGCCAAGCATGCCGCAGAAAAGCTTGGTAATGTACAGGCTGACTTGCAAATTCTTATCGAGCGCAGCCATAAGATAGAAAATGAACGCGTCAAGCTCGTAGAACAGCGCCGAGCTTTGCAGCGTCAAATTACTGATCTGACCGATGAACTCAAAGAGCTTGGCGAGGCTGATGAGTGCCCAATGTGTGGCCAATCGATCAAAGGTACCGAGCTTGATAAGCATAAAAAGAAACTACAAGCAAAGATAAAGGACTTAGAAAATGAAGTGGCTCAAATAAATACTGATGGGCTTGAAAAAGACTTGGCTGCTCTCCGTGAGAAAATTGTGCAAGTTCGGGTGAGCATCTCTACTCATCAAAGTGAAGTTGATGGTTATTCACGCGAGATTAACCAGCTCAAGCGACGACTCAGTGAGATTGAGGCTCAGCGAAACAGTCTTACTGATCAGATTAAAGATCGTAGGAGTGAGACCAATCCTTACATAGAACAGCTACGCAAACTCAAAACATTGGCCGCTGAAACTGAACAAGCTCTGGCTGAAACCAAGGAACTGATAAACAAGAACAAGCGACGTATCGAGCGCAACAAGTACTGGATCAAAGGCTTCAAAGATGTACGCTTGTTTATCATCGATGATGTGCTACAGGAATTGGAACTCACCACGAATGCGATACTGTCTGAACTTGGCTTGAGTGATTGGGAAGTCAAGTACGACATCGAGCGAGAAACCAAATCGGGTACTCTGCAAACTGGTCTTATCATCACCATCCTGTCACCGAACAACTCAAAACCGGTGAAGTGGGAAGCATGGTCTGGTGGCGAGGGCCAGCGGCTTCGCCTTGCGGGCTCCCTTGCACTTTCAGAAGTTTTATTGAATTATGCAGGGGTGAACATCGACCTTGAGATATTTGATGAGCCTACCAAGCACATGAGTGAAGCAGGGGTAGAGGATTTCTGTGAGCTGCTAGCTACTCGGGCTAAAGAGCTTGGACGGCGCATATTTCTCATAGATCACATGGCGATTGAATCTTCAGCCTTTGAAGATTCAATCACGGTGGTCAAGGATGCCAATGGTTCACGTATCGTTACTGAGCTTGTAGAGTAAGTCATGTGTGCAGTTTATGTAGATAACATGTACCTGCGAGCTTTAGGGCGATACGGGCGCATGCGAATGTCGCACATGATCGCAGATACTGAGGATGAGTTGTTTAAGATGGCTGACAGGATTGGTGTCAGCCATCGCTGGTATCAAGGCGATCATTTTGACATCTGTAAGGCTAAAGCCATGCTAGCCATTAAGTATGGTGCGAAACTTGTTACAATGAGAGAATTAGCGGCCATCAATTTCTGTAAGCGTACTAAGCGTATGTATAAGTCACCAGCCGATGCATTAGCACAAATGCGTCAATGGTTGCGAATGAGGGCCGATTATGGAACGAAAGCGATTGAGGAAGAGGCTAACCCGCCCACGGCCTTGCAAGGCCGTAAGCGGAAAGTACGTTTACAATCCCGAAACCGGCAAGCTCGAGTTCGAGAATAAGGATTGGCTGCCCTACCTGACTAAGATCATTAACGATCCACTGTACGGTAAGAAACGGGTTGGTCTAAACCCCAAAGATATTGATCCCCAAACCTTGACCGATGCCGGTCACCCGCCGCGTTCGGCTACCAATCGTATCCGTGTATATATGCTTGACATTCGCAAGCCGTTTCTTGCTAAGCGTGATAGTGGCCTGAAGCGGCTTCGCGAACTCTGCCTTGAATGTGCTGGTTCACCTCAGGCTGTTCGGCAGTGTGCAATTATCAATTGTCCACTGTGGAACCATAGGCTAGGTTTCAATCCCCACAACTACCACAAGCGACAACAAAATGATGATGAGGATTAGTCATGGTCATTCGTAGAACAGATATAACGGTTGTTACTTCTTGTTCGCTTGCTGGTTGGGAAGAGTATGGTCAATACTGTATTGCTAATTTACTTCGGTATTGGCCAGATGAAGTAACAGTGTACCTCATTAGTGAGGATAGCTTACCTCTTAATAATCTACCTTTGTTACCAAAAGATCGTCTAGTTACCTGCTCTCTAACTTCAAATCCAAACGCAGTTAAATTCTACGAGAAAAACAAGTTCAACGCCCAAGCCAGAGGCCGCATTCGCTCAAACATCTATAGATACTCACATGACGCTTGGAAATTCAGTAAAAAAGTCTATGCTATCGAACTAGCCGCGTCATTCGTACCAGTTGGAAAACTCATATGGCTCGACGCTGACGTGGATACTTTCAANCCGATACCGATTGAGTTTCTTCATAAAATGTGTCCTGACTCCTGTAACATTTCATTTCTAAGTAGGCAACGCTGGNATAGCGAGTGTGGCTTTGTTGGTTACAATCTGAACANTCAGAAAACACGCGAGTTCATCACGGCATTTGCGGATGTTTACACTAGTGGCCTAGTATTTCATCTAAGAGAATGGCATGACAGTTTCGTTTTTGACTGGTTACGTGCAAAACACGATTTAGCTTGCTACAAAATTCCTAACGATAGCGAGGTCCATCCATTCAATTACAGTGAGCTTGGTCACTATATGGATCATTGGAAAGGTAACCGTAAAAACACACTAGGCTCGCCGGATCACCCCCTACGTCGCCCTATCTATTCAAAAGCTAGGACAAAAGAAGATGCTCGGCGTGAAAAGGCTTATAGAGATAATCTCGAAAAAGCGAGGGCAACTCGAAAAGCTCAAAAACTCGCTACACTTTTGGAAACGCAAACCTCTACTGAAGATAACCAAAGTTGAGCGCACCAATAGATCCAACTGGTATCGAGTACACTTTACCAATGGTGGCTCGATATTAGTCGCTGCAACAAGTCACAAGCACGCCTACTACGAAGACTAGGAACTAACCATGAAACAAGTTGCTGGCATTTGGCTGCCGGATTGGGATAAGCACTTCACAGAAGCACTAGCTCAAAGTGAGCGCATCGATAATAAAGGCACCTATCAGCTCAAGAAAATTCAACGTGCCTTAGCGTTGATACCCAAGCACCAGCGGAAAACGGCACTCGACATCGGTGCACACGTTGGCTTGTGGTCAATGATTTTGCGGAAGAACTTTGATCGAGTTGCCGCCTTTGAACCCCATCCAGAACTAATCGCGTGTTTCTGTAAGAATCTTGACGGTAGTCTCTGGCCAGAGGGCAACGTGTCATTATACCAGTTTGCGCTCGGCAACGAAAGCGGCCAAGTCAAACTTAAAGTGACAGAAGGTAACAGCGGCAATTGTCACATTGTCAAAAATCAAGACAATGCAGTAAACGCTACCGAACACGGCCTAGGGGATACCGAGATTGAAGTGCAGATGCATACCCTGGACAGCGCTTTCGTTGATGAGGTATCGTTCATCAAAATAGATGTAGAAGGTTACGAAATCGAAGTTCTACGTGGAGCTGAGCGAACCATTAGAACTCAGAAACCGTACCTGCTCATCGAACAGAAGCCCGGCAACGCTGAGCGCTATGGTTACAAGCGAATGGCAGCAGTTGATCTAGCTTGTAAATGGGGCATGAACATCAAATGGGAAATCACAGGTGACTATTTTCTAGCTTGGAGGTAAATATGCAAGTCAAACAGGTTATCTGTATCGGATACGAGCCTCGTGAGGAAGAGGCTTATCGAGTTGCCATTGCCAGCGCAACTCACTACGCACCTGAAGGTACCCTAGTTACAGGGGTATATCTTAAAGAATTGCACACACGTGGGCTGTATACTCGACGCACCGAAAGCCGTGATGGTAGGCTTTGGGATGTTATCTCTGAAGCACCTATGAGCACTGAGTTTGCTATTTCGAGATTCCTATCCATCGAAGTAGCCGAAATGGAAATGAAGAAACACGGCTACAAGTGGGGCGTTAATGGTCCAACCTGGGTAATGTTCATGGATTGCGACATGCTTGTACGCAAGCCACTCGCCCCGTTGTTTGAACTTGCTAATAAGAATCTTGATAAGGCTGTGCTTTGTGTGCAGCACCAGCACAAGCCAGATTACAGTGTCAAGATGGATAATCAGATTCAAACGGTGTACGCCCGTAAGAACTGGTCGTCTGTCATGTTGTTAAATCCCAATCATCCATCGAACATTCACGACTTGACGGTTGAGTTGGTCAATACCGTGCCAGGACGCGACTTACATCGCTTCTGTTGGCTCAAGGACGAGGACATCGGTGCCTTGCCAATTGAGTACAATTGGCTGGTCGGGCACTCACCTAATGATGTAGATCCTACGATTGTACACTTTACCGATGGCGCACCTTGNATGCCGGGGTACGAAAATGTTCCCTATGCTGANGAGTGGCGCGAATGGCTNGCAAAGTGCNAATAAGCTTTGCCTCACTAAATCGTGTAGTGGGAATATTTGCCAAGACCTATAGGTAGTTGCTAAGCTCACTGGTTACGCGCAAAGCGACTGGCGCGACAAAAGCCACGCCAGTTCTTTTTCACCTTTTCAAAGGAGGTAGCCAGCTATGTAAGCTGAATGACTAACTGTACTTGTTCTCTGTGAGGCGTCGTTTCAACCCAAGCATATAGGGTATCAGATGAATACACTGGTGTTCCCACAAAAGCAACAAGTAATTGAAGCTCTACCTACTGTGTATCAGCAGGTCATTCATAAGTCCCGCTATGCACGGTGGAATGAAGAAGCAGGCAGACGTGAAACTTGGTATGAAACGGTCGCTCGCTTCTGCAACTTTATGAAGAAACACCTAAAAGAAAAGTACGATTACGACACTGGCACCATCGACGACCCCAACACCATCCTCGGCAAAGTCTTCAACGGAATCTACTATCTCGAAGTCATGCCGTCAATGCGTTGTTTGATGACGGCAGGCAAGGCGCTTGAACTCGAAAATATGTGCGGTTTCAACTGCACCTACCGCGCCATCACAGATACCCGCGCATTCGCGGAAATCATGTACATTCTCATGTGCGGTTGCGGTGTGGGCTTCAGCGTCGAGCGTCAATTCACCGGACGCTTGCCTATGATCCCTCGCAAGCTCAAGCCTTCAGATGANGTTATCGTTGTCGAGGATAGCCGTTTAGGATGGGCTGAGGCATACGACAANCTTATCCATCGCCTCTATGATGGTGTTATTCCGCAATGGAATGTCGATAAGGTACGCCCCGCCGGTGCTCGCCTTAAAACAATGGGCGGTTATGCTAGTGGTCCNGCCCCACTCGTTGAACTCTTCAAGTTCACAATNGATATCTTCAAGAACGCACAAGGCCGACGCTTAAACTCACTCGAATGCCACGACATCGTTTGTAAGATTGGTGATGTAGTGGTCATGGGCGGTGTGCGCCGGTCAGCTCTTATNAGCTTGAGCAATCCTAGCGATATGCGNATGCGCCACGCGAAGATGGGTGGCTGGTACAATACAGCACGCTGGCGTGAATTGGCTAACAACTCAGCAGCCTATACTGAGAAACCGACTGTCGGCGCATTCATGGCAGAATGGCTTGCTCTCTATGATAGCAAGTCAGGTGAACGTGGTATCGTCAATCGGCAAGCACTCATTAACAAGTCAGCCCGGATTGGCCGTCGAACTTTTTGGGATGACTTTAATCTCGAGCCTGAGGATCCGATTGACTTTGGCGTTAACCCGTGCGCTGAGATTATCTTACGTTCATGTCAAACCTGCAATCTAAGTGAGATCGTAGCGCGACCTCACGATACAGTCGAGAGTCTCGTCCATAAGGCAGCGNTAGCTTCTGTAATCGGTACATGGCAAGCCACGCTAACGAACTTCAACTTTGTTGGTCCTGAATGGCAGGCAAACTGTGAAGAAGAGCGGTTGCTTGGTGTCAGTGTCACCGGTATTATGGATTCGCCTATCCTNAGTGCTCGATACTCACCTGAGTTCNTTCGGGCATTCCAAGACATGCATAATACCGTNCGTCGCATCAATGAGAAATGGGCTGAAAAGCTCGACATCTCAGTGGCGGCTGCTACTACCTGCGTCAAGCCTAGCGGTACCGTTTCTCAGCTAGTCAATAGCGCTAGTGGTGTTCATAGCCGTTACGCGCCGTACTATATCCGTCGTATCACGATGGATAATCATGATCCGATGTGTCAGTTCCTCAAAGATGAGGGTATACCGTTTGAAAAGCATGCAAGTAAGCCTGACTTGCAAACGGTATTCCTGTTCCCGATCCGCTCACCACGTGGAGATGATACACCAACGACCAAAGATCGCTCAGCTATCGATCAGCTAGAACAGTGGAAAGCTGTTAACGACTATTGGGCTGAGCATAGTGTTAGCTGCACAATCGAAGTTGCTGAAGAGGAATGGCCCGAAGTCGGTGGCTGGGTCTACAAGCACTTCGATCAAATCAGCGGGCTCAGCTTCATCCCGAAGACCGGTATGGTTTATCAGCAGCCACCGTATGAAGCCATAACTGAGGAAGAATGCCGCAAGCTCGAAGCCCGCATGCCAAAACATCTGGATTGGGAAAAGCTAGGTAACTACGAGAAAGAAGATACAACCCGTGCTACGCAAGAATTGGCTTGCACTGCTAACGGGTGTATGCTTGGCTAGGTGACTAAGATGAGTTGGAGCCTCGTACTCGGTGGCGCTGCTTGCGTATACGATGATCTCAAGAGAGCGAAAGCTCTCTTGGGTGAACCTGATATAATCATCGCCGTGAAAGATATTTGGGTCGAGTATCCAAAAGTCGATCACGTTGCGACCTACCATATAGAACGTATACCGCGTGAACTAGCCAAGCGGCGTGCACTCGGGTACGAGGATCCTAAGTGTGTTTGGACTTATCAGTTCTTTCACCATACAAAGATATCGCTACCAGTGAAATATATTCGGACTACTGGTGGTAGCAGCGGTTATCTCGGAGCACTAGTAGGGTTAGAAGTCTCCGATAAAGTGGTACTCGCTGGTGTACCTATGGACCCTACCATGCCACACTTCCATAATCGTAAACACGGCAAGCCCTGGAAGGATGGTATAGCTTATCTGAGACAATGGTACGATAACAAGACAAAATTATTGGGCCGCGTAAAGTCAATGTCAGGTTTTACTAAAGATCTTTTAGGTGAGCCTACTTTGGAGTGGCTTTATGAAGGAAAATCAACTGATACCCCCACAAGCGCGGAGACCAGCAGCATATAGGGTTATCAAAGAAACTCTACTAAAGTACGATATTACTCCTGATGAATTTTTCTCTGCTAAGCTCAGCCGACGCCGGGGAATAAAAGATTTAGTCGCCGCTACTCGTGAAATTTGCGCTCGTCTACGGTATGAACACAACTACTCGACCACACTGATTGGCAAGTGTATCAACCGGGACCACTCTTCTGTGATTTATCACTTGCGTATGTACAGTCAGGAACACCCCGAAGCAATGGAAGCACCTGATGCATATTGTCATAAAGAACCTGACCAAGGAGTATGATCGCGTCGAAGGGCTACGTCTGGATCAAGAACGGTTGATACAGCGTGAGTTCCTACGCTTCACAGCTCATTTCTCTAACGAAGAAATAATTAAGCAATACGAGGCGATACTGACCTCGGGTAAATCACCTTGGAATGAGATCAGCGCACTCGTCAATAATCACATAGAACAGCTCGCCAATGTGCTAGCCGATGCGTTCATCAATGTTGCTCGGGCTGAGGCGAGTATCTGGGTAAATAGACTAGTAAAAATCGTAAAGGCTGAGTTTGATATAACGGACGAGCGAGTTAGCAGCTATCTACGTGCAACTCGTCAAAATTTCATCCGTAACCTCAGTCGCCAGCAGCAAGCGGCAATTAGACAGATATTGGTTAGCGGCATGCAACGTGGCCGAACGGTGCAGCAGCTCGCTCGTTCTGTTGCTGCGGTTATTGGCTTGACACCCGAACAAGCTCGCATGGTTGAGAATTACCGCTACGCACTCGAGAATAGCGACCGTTCAGCTTTAAGTCGCGAACTGCGAGATCGACGCTTTGACGAACGCGTGCTCAGTGCAGTTGAGGAGTCAAATCCTTTAACAGCTAAGCAGATCGACCGTATGGTTGACACCTATGCACGAAATCTCAAACGGCATCGAGCACAAGTGATTGCTCAAACTGAAAGCTTGAAGATGACGCAGCAAGCGCGTCGCGATGCTGTTCGTCAAATTGCTAACCTTGCTGGATTTGATACACAGAAAATCAGGAAAACATGGCAAACCACGATTGATGGTCGTGAACGCCCATCACATCGTACCATGGATGGACAGACAGTCGCTATGGATGAACCTTTTGTTAGTCCTAGTGGTGCTCGCCTCATGCACCCCGGCGATACAAGTCAAGGTGCACCNCCTGAGGAAATAGTTAATTGTCGTTGTAGTGTTGTTTACGCATTCCAGGAGTAAGCAATGTCTGAATCTGTATGCNCTCCAACTGAAAAGCCGAAAAAGCGTCGTACCCCATCTAATAAGCCGAGGCGAATAATCAGACGTGGTAGCGTGCTGCCCGCTCAGCTTATTCGTAAGTACTGTCAAGAAAAGAATATGGTCGAGCCTTTTGCGGAACGTACCGTCTATCAAGGCAAAACCTATGGTATCGGGCCGTGCAGCTATGACTTGCGAATTAAACAGCACATCGTTCTGCTACCACATCGCAAGTATAGACTTTGGAAATTCTTAAAGCTACTCGATAAAATCTATAGCTGGTTCAACTGTAGACCTTTCTTTAGCCATTATCATTGCGGCTTTGCTCTAGTCAGCAGCATTGAGAAGGTCAACATGCCTGACGATGTATGCGCTATGGTCATGGATAAATCGAGTTGGGCGCGTCGTGGCCTAGCTGTTCAAAACACACACTTTGATCCTGGTTTCTGCGGTTATCCTACCCTTGAGCTGAGTAACGAGGGCACGAGTACTATCGAAATTCCAGCCGGGGTAGCTATCTGCCAGCTCAAGTTTGAGCTTCTGTATGAACCCACAGAAATGCCNTACAGAGGAAAATACCAGAACCAACCAGATAAACCTGTTGAGGCCATCGAAGGCAAAGACACTTGGGCTTAAATAGTAAGTATATCTACTTTTGCAACCCTATATAGGGTTGCAAAAGGCGGGATTTGCAGTTATAGTCCTCGATCTAGTTTCTCGTGAGAACCTGGATCAAGGGCGCAAATGCCATATGCACGCAACGCGGACCTGCCCGCTAATGTCCGCAATACCCTACCCGACGCCGCTCAAACACTCTTCCGCCGCGTGGTCAATGCCGCGCTTGCGCGTGGTGACAGTGAAGAATCTGCTTTCCGCCAAGCTTGGGCTACCGTTAGCGAACACTACGAGAAACCAGAAAACGGTGGTAAGTGGGTAGCTAAGAAAGTAC